CAAGAGCGAAGTCGCGAAGCGCCTTGAGGCGCGCTTTGGGTTCACTCGTCACGCATTCGCCGATCCGCTGAAGACGATGCTGGCGCAAGTCGGGTTCACGCACGCGCAGCTCTACGGCGACGAGAAGGAACGGCACCTTCCCGAGTTCGGGCACACCTCCCGCGACATCATGATCTCGCTCGGCACCGCATGGGGTCGGCGCATGGTGCATCGCGACTTTTGGGTGAAGGTGTGGGGCCGCACCCTGCCGGCGAAGACCGCCGCCACCGGCCGCGCCGTCGCTGAAGACGTGCGCTTCCCTAACGAGGTCCGCGCGATCAAGGATCGCGGCGGCTTCATCATCCGCGTTGTGCGGCCCGGCATCGAGCCGACGCCGCGTTGGGGCTTCCTGGGCCGGCTTCTCGTGAAGCTCGGCCTCAAGTTCCCGATCCACCCTTCCGAACGGGTCGACCGCATCCCCTACGACATCGTCATCTACAACGACGGGTCGGTCGAAGACCTTGAGCGGAAGATCGACCACGTGGCCCGCGCCCTCATCGGGCAGGCCGTTGAGGAGCGCGCGGCCGAGCTGAAGGCCGAGCGCGAGAAGGTCGCCGCCTAGGAGTCGGGCGTGAGGGTCAACCGGGCGCAGCTCGCCGACATCTTCGGTGTGAGCCTCCCGACCGTGACGGCGTGGCATCGAGAGGGGATGCCCGCCGTCCAAGAGGGGCGGAAGGGCAAAGAGTGGGTCTTCGACACCGTCGACTGCCTTGAGTGGTACTTCCGGCGGAAGTTCAAGCCGCAGGCGGCCTCGATCCGCCACGGCGACCCCTTCGCCGACCCTTCCGACGCGCCCGAGACCATCGAGCAAGCGCAGCTCCGCAAGGAGTCGGCGCTCGCCGATAAGCACGAGCTTGCCGCCGCCAAAGAGGCCGGCTTGCTCGTGCCCGTCGACGAGGTCGCCGCGATCGTCGCCGAGGAAAACGCCCGCGTGCGGGCTCGCCTTCTCGGCATCCCGAATGAGCTGCGGCCCTTGCTCCTGACGCACCTCGGCAATGACCGGAAGGCGGCCGAGCAATGCGTCTCCCGAGCCGAAGCCATCATTCATGAGGCGCTCGCCGAGGTTCAGAGCTACGCCGAGCCCGAGGTCGCCTTGCCCGAGGTCGCTAACGATGCTGACGACGGCGACGACTAAGACCTACGGCATCGTCGAGCGCATCCGGCCCGAGGCTCGCCGGCGCCTGCGGCGCGCCGTGCGCGAGAGCATGGCTCGCGCCTACTCACCACCGCCGAAGCTGTCGGTCGCCGAGTGGGCCGACTCCTTCCGCTACCTGTCGCCCGAGGCGGCGGCGCTGCCCGGCCGGTGGAAGACCTCAAACGAGCCGATGGCTCGCGGCGTCATGGACGCCTTCAGCGACCCGATGGTCGAGAAGGTGACGGTCATGTGCGCCGCGCAGATCATGAAGACCGAGGCCATCCTGAACACGGTCGGCTACTTCGTTCACGGCGACCCGGCGCCCATCCTCATCATTCAGCCGACCGTCGAGATGGCCGAGGCGTTCTCGAAAGACCGCGTCGCGCCCATGATCCGCGACACGCCGGCCTTGACGCCGCTCTTCGAGACCCGGTCTCGCGATTCATCCGACACGATCCGGCACAAGGCGTTCCCCGGCGGGCGCATCAACATCGCCGGCGCCAACGCACCGGCCGAGCTAGCTTCGCGCCCGATCCGCGTCGTGCTCTGCGACGAGGTCGACCGCTACCCGATCAGCGCCGGCAAGGAAGGCGACCCCGTGGGGCTCGCCGAGAAGCGGACGACGACCTTCTGGAACCGGAAGATCGGGCTCTTCTCGACGCCCACCGTGAAGGGGCACTCGCGGATCGAGGCCAGCTTCGACGAGGGCGACCGGCGCCGCTACTACGTGCCGTGCCCGCATTGCGGCGTGCGCCAATATCTGCGGTGGGCGCGCGTGAAGTGGCCGGAAGGCCAGCCGGAAGCGGCGCTCTACCATTGCGACCCGGAAGCGCACGACCCGTTCACGGGCGAGTTCGGCTGCGGCGAGCCCTGGACCGAGGCCGAGCGCATCGAGGCCATCGACGGCGGCATCTGGATCGCCGAAGGCGAGTTCAAGGGGCACGCGAGCTTCCATGCCTCTCAGCTCGCGTCGAAGCGCGTGCCGCTGGCGCGAGTCGTGCGCGAGTTCCTCGAATGCAAGGCGTTCCCCGACCGCCTGAAGGCGTGGGTGAACACCGTGCTCGCCGAGACCTGGGAAGAGGGCGGCGAGAAGGCGGACCCCGACTCGCTCTTCGACCGGCGCGAAGCCTACCCGGCGAGCCCGCTGCCGGCCGGCGTCGGCCTCATCACGGCCGGCGTCGACGTGCAGGACAACCGCTTCGAGTGCGAGATCGTGGGTTGGGGCCGCCATGACGAGCGGTGGTCGCTCGACTACATCGTTCACTACGCGGACCCGTCGACGCCGGTCTATTGGGAGGCGCTCGACGACGTGCTGAACCGCGTCTTCGAACACCCCTTCGGCTTCACGCTGCGGATCGACACCGCTTGCGTCGACTCGGGCGGCCACCACACGCAGGCCGTCTATGACTTCTGCCGGCCGCGCTTCGCCCGGCGGGTCTTCGCGATCAAGGGCGTTGGCGGGCCGGGCAAGCCAATTTGGCCGAAGAAGGCGACCCGCAATCACGCGAAGAAGACCGACGTGTTCCTGATCGGCGTCGACCAAGCGAAAGACGTGGTCATGAAGCGCCTGATGATCGCGGAGCCGGGGCCAGGTTTCTGCCACTTCCCGAAGCGCGACGCCTACGACGAGGCGTATTTCGCCGGCCTGACGGCCGAGAAGAAGATCACGAAGTACCGCCACGGGCAGGCTTATGCCGTGTGGGAGAAGCCCGACCACGCTCGAAACGAGCCCTTCGACTGCGCCGTCTATGCGCTGGCGGCGAAGGTCTCGTCGCCGGTCGAGGTCGGCCGCCGCCTGGACGCGATGGAGGCCGCCCGCCAGCACGCCAACGCCAACCCGGAGCCGGCGCCGAAGCCTCGGATCGAGCCGCGTGCGCGCCGCGTGCGCAGCTCGGGCATCGCCGCTTGACCGAAGGTTTCAAACCGCCCATAAAGCGGACATGATGACTGAAACCTCTCATGAGCCGATCACGGTCGGCGGCCTGACGTTTCCTCAGATTCGCGAGAAGCTCGGCGAGTTGTGGGGCCTCGACCGTCCGATCACTCGTGCCGAGTTGGCGCGAGCCCTGAAGCTCTCGCCGAAGTTCGGCGGGCAGTACGTTCAGAAGATCGAGCGCGGCGACGTGAAGACGAAGCTCTCGGGCACGGCCGAGGTCGCCTTGCTCATGATGCTCGACGGCGCCAAGCCGCCGACGATGGGCGACGTTATCAAGCCGGGCTACCCTCGCGGGCCGGTGCGGTGAGCTGCCGGCGCACGCCGGCCGAGATCGAGGCCGGCCGGCTGGCGGTCGCCGACATCGAGCGCCGGATCGCCGAGACCACCGACGAGAGCCGGAAGCGGGCGCTCGCGAAGCGGCTCGCGGTCCTGAAGGGGATCGCCGCCCCGACCCGGCAGCGGGCGCACTAGGGGCTATCCAACCCGCCCCGTAGTCTAGTGCCGAGCCGCCTACGCTGGCGGCATGGCGACCTACCAAGAGCAGCTCGCGGAGATCAACGCGGCGATCACCGCCGTCGTCACGCGAGGCCAGCGCTACAAGATCGGCGACCGCGAGCTTTGGCGGCCCGACCTTGAGTGGCTCCATGCGGAGCGGAAGCGGCTAGAGCCTCTCGCCGCCGCCGAGCGGCGCGGTGGGCCGCGCGTTCGCCGGGTGGTGCCGCTGTGAAGCTCCCGGCCCTCGGCGCCAATCTGCCCGCGCCCAACCTCTACGAGCGAGCGCTTGCCTACGTCGCGCCGAAGCGCGCGCGTGAGACCTACCTGACCCGCGTCGCCTTCTACGGCTCTGGCCAGTACGCCGGCGCCCGCCACGACAAGACCTCGATGAAGGCGTTCACGCCGCGCGCGGGCTCGGCGGATAGCGACTCCATCGGCGACCTTCCGACGCTGCGCGCCCGGTCGCGCGATCTCACGCGCAACGCGCCCATCGCGCGCGGCGCCCGCAACACCTCGCGCGTCAACGTGATCGGCTCGGGCTTGCGCCTGAAGTCGACCCT